GTTTAGGTGGTAGCAATGATTGTATAGGTACGATGTCCTGACATAGGAAAGCTACACGTGTACCCGGTCTTATGGTAAAACCTTGACGTTGTAACTCTGCACATTTTAATGCTCGTACAAGTTCGTAATCTAATTGCATCTTTTCCTCTTGACGCTTGGCAATACGCCTGCATTGTTCAAGACCACGCTTGTCTAGAGGAACCATAAAGTTAATTTGAAACCCCCAGTTCTCATTTAGCGGATAACTTGATGGGTACAAATCTCTTGTGTCTTCATCCGCTGTATACGGATTGACATGGTTGCCCATATAAAATGGACTAAATGTCATTGTAGATCCATTACATGATATGCTAGGACCATAGTTTTGACGAGACGATGCTCCATTATTTTGGAACTGCACCGCCTGATTCGTCACGTTACCTGTAGCTGCTGCCACAGGATTTGAGCTATTGTTTGTATCTCCTTCTGCAAACGCTGGTCCTACTGTGAGAAGACAGACAGCGATGTAGTAGTAGAGTTTATTGTATAGTTTCTTGTAGTATCCCATTGTTCTACGACGCCAGCAGCTCTAGTTGTAGTTTCTAAAGTCCAAGGATTAGCTGCATTAGTAACAGTAAATGTTGTACCGCTACCAGCTATATCTGCTGATGGTGTTATGTTTGTGCCACTCCATGTATTCACGGTAGCACCGAAAACCTGACGTTGCTCGACCTCAGTTATCGTTTGGGTTGTAGTTGTTGTACTATTCATCGACCCTGTAGTAAACTGGGGCGTAACAGTATTAGCTCTTGCAACTGCGGGTGATAACAATGCTAAGAGAAGAATTAGTTTCTTCATGTCTTTGGTTTTTGTTCTTTGTCTTTTTTACCATTACCTGTGGACAAGCCGAATGTGGCTAGTGCACCAGTAAAAATTGAAGCCACGAAAGTGATATCGCCTGCTGTAGCTGACTTTTTAATCATAGGCAGCTCAACATAACTTAGGGTAATAATAAACCCTGACCAGATTACAACACCTAGACGCACTGCTGCACCTAGTACTTGCATCTGTTCATCATGGTCGTCTATGTTTTCTTTGAGCTTTGTAAAGATTCCCTTTTTTTCTTCCGGTTTTCTTTCCATTTTTTTATTTTATCTTGTAAGAACTTTTGTATTTTCTTCCTTAGTTTTTCTATAATAGGTTGTGTTATAGTTGTAGCTGCAACAGCTGTTACGGCTGCTATAGCTGTAGGAACTAATACATCACCTGTAGGTAATTTATAAGGCGGGAAAGGTGGAGGTAATGTAGGTGCTGGTGGTTCAGCAGTCTCTACAGGTTTTGTACCCTCTGGTTCTTGTAAATCACTCGGAGGTACAACCAAGGGTACATAACTCGGGACGTCAGCAGTAGGTAATGGTATAGATATTGTTTCTATATCTTGTACTGGTGGAATTACTATGCTGGGTATTTCCACTATGCTGGTTTATCTGCTATAAGTTTTGCTTTCCAAGCAGCCTTGACATCTGAAGTCCAAGCTGCTGTGCATATTGCTGATACTTCAGCTGGTTCTCCTGATAGATCTGTGTCTACAAGGTTATCCGAAGCATCGAGTGCTCCGGGCTGTAGTACATATCTTTCAAAAGATCTTGTAAGTTCTGTGCCATCTTTTTTGATGACTGTTGCTTTACGGACTTGCACCGCTTTGTATTGACCGACAACTTCTATCTTGTCGTATTCTATTGATTCGGCTAGTGCCATTAGGATTAATCTCCGATTAAAACAGGTTTAGGCTTAGTTTTAAGACGTAGCTCGGTCTATAAATAAATTTAAGCAACCCAATAACTAACTTGTACATGAAGATTATTAGATCCATTTGTTACAGAGGGTTCTCCACCTGTAGCTGCGCCATTGTCAGTATGAAAATATATTCTTGATTGACCAGTAACTATTAAAGCACCCTGTACATCAGCCCCTGCACCAGCCCAATATTGAACAGAACCAGCACTATAATTAGCATTACCAGAACCAGCGGGTGTATTACCTCCAGCCGAATTAAAAGGCAAGCCGTAAACATAAGCACTACCAGATGCACCACTGACAGTTCCTTGTGCATTTATCCAACAAGTAACTTGTCTGCCTATTTTTACATAAAAACCTCCATTACCACCTGCGGAACTCCAACTACCAGCAGTTGAACTACCAGCAATGTAAGGTGTAAAAGTTCCTTCTTCATAGTCGTCAAGTGTGTTGGCAGCTGTACCATCAGTTCCACTAGCTAACTCAACACCATTTGGTATAGAAACTATACCTGAACCTTGAACAACTATACCATGCCTACCATCTACATCATCATATGCCATGTAGAATTTATCATCTCCACACCCCATCGAGAATCTTGTATTTGTGGTTCCAGAACCATCACCTCTAAAATGTAAAACACCATAACCACCACCACCATCAATAGCAACTTCTGTATTTCCGTAAGTACCATGACTCCAAGCAGAATCACTGGCATCACCAGATGATCCAAAACGTACATGACCAGAAGAATCTATACGCATACGTTCTGAGCCAGCAACAGTTATAGTTGCATCATTTCCAGCAAGACCAATATTAGCTTTTTCCGATCCATCTTGAGCAAATACAATAGCTTTATTTGTAGTCTGTCCTGTATCATTTAGCCAAACTAGAGGATCAGCAGCACTTGTTGTTTCTTTCGCTAATACTAGTTGACCATTAGTTTTAAGGTTAAATCCACCACCAGAAGTATCATTGTAAATTGAATCGCTTGTTGTACCTACAAGAACACTTCCAGACGATGTGATTCTTACTTTTTCTGTAGGTGTTGCACTACCATCAGGAGTGGTTTCAAAAGTTATATATCCTGGAGAATCTGAAGTTGTTGGTGATGCCTGTTCATTGTAAAATCTTATTCTTGCTACATCTGACTCTGTATTAGATGTATTTACCACTTTTCCATACATTCCAACCACATAACGATTAGCACCAGAAGCAGTTAAAACACCTTCGATTCCAGTAACAGAGCCACTATAGTTGGCTTCCATTTTTACAATGGCTCCACTATTATTAAAAATATGCAGTGGTCTATCTATTGAAGTTGTACCTATACCTACCTTTCCATCACCTAAAATTCTAATTTTTTCTGTCGGTGCATTATTACTTTCGCCTAAACCAATAGTCAAAGCGTGAGCATTACCAACAGAATTTGTTGAAATAGTTTGAATAAAACTTCTTACATCTGCACCACCACTAGAACCATCACTTCCATAAAATTCTAGTTTACCAACTACCCCATCTGTACCGACTGGATCTGTTGAATCTGCTAACCTTAAAACAGGGCTTGCAGCAGTAATTGTAGTATTTGCTGTAAAAGATGGAACTATTTTACTTCCAGCTATCGCTGCATTACTCGCTACAGCTGCGTTATCTACTGCGTTGTCTGCTAACTCGCTAGACCCCACAGCGTTTGCCGGGATCTTACCCGACGTTACCGCATCGTCTTTTACGCCTGCGGTGCTTATTTGTGTTAATGCCATATGTTAAGGTTTAGGATATTTAGCTTTGACAGGATCGACTATATCTGTCTTCCATTTGTCTATACCGTTGTGGTAGATGTAATCAAGTTGTGTACCGAAATCTGGGTACTCTCCAAGCCGTTTCATTTTATAAGATTCTTTTTCATTTAATCTTGTATATTCTGCATTAATTGCATCTTCAGTAGGTTTTTCACCTTTAATCATTCTTAGATCTTCATACTTGCGATCTACCCCATCCCATACAAATTCTGCATCTGGTAAAAGACTTACCAAGGCTGCTGCTTTTGAATAATATTCCATAATTAACTCTCCAATTCAAAGACTGTAATTGTTCCAGATACCCCAAAGTTTGCTGTACCTAGACCGCCACCATTAAATTTTTGAAAATTAACTGCATAAGTTAATACCTCAGTTGTACTTGGTTGATCCAAAAATAGACTAAACATTGGCATTAAAGCTCTAATACCACCGGGGTTAGCATACGCTCCACCAGTATGTATTTGAGTTGTAGAGTTAGAAGAGTGCTTGTACCTAGTAATTTCAAACTGTCCATTACTTGATCCTGTTTGCATAGTGCCATGTGTTTCCATAACAACTAGAAATTTACAACTAGTAGATTGAGAAGTAAGTGTAACTGAATGTCCTGTTACTGCTTGAAAACTTGTGCTAGTAATATCTGCACTAAAAGAACTTGTTACCATACGAGTAACAGGTTTATGTAGTGCCGTACTTCCGTAATAAATAGGCATTATGATACCTCCGTTAAATTAAATTTGTACTTTTTACCAGAACGGTTATTTTTTAAGAACAAGTCTGATTCTCCTTCTTGTATTGTCCAGTTACCCCAAGTTCCATCGACATCATTAGATGAACCTTCGTTAGATAAGTTAAGGTCATTGGTGTAGATGTTTCTCCAACGATTTCCTGACGAGCCTAAGTCATATGTATTATTTGTCCAAGGTAGAAAATGACCGTCAGTATCATGAAAGTATGCTCTATTCGTACCGTTATCAGTAAATATTAATGCTCCATTTACAAAATTGACATAATTATGGGTTCCATCGTGATAAATTCGTAGATCTCCACCAGATCCAACATTACCTAAACGGAGTTGATTGTTGTCACCTAAATGTAAATGACCACTAACTTCT